AATTGCTCATTGTATTAAATTTAATTTAAGCAAATATAGTGAAAATATATTTATACTAAAATAAAAATGTAATGTCGAATGTCGACAAAAGTTCTCTACTTACTCTATATATATATTTCTATTCTTTTTTATATTTTTATTTATTATTATTCTATTAATTATTGACATAATCGACATTAATAAAATAAATAACTAATAATCAATAAGTTAGTAAAAAAAAGTCGACACAATAACTGTCATAAGAATGTCGATAATAAACACACTTTAAAATACAAAAATAAGTTACTGACATTACACTTACATTTTACTGACATAAATAAGTTACTGACATTTTACTGACATATATTAAGGGATCTAAATAAAAAATATTATTAAATTTTTTTTTCGGGTTCAGACACTTATAGGTTTAGGGCTATAGTAGCTTATACAGTCGTGTTGTGCTTACAGAAAGTCGATTTTTTCTCAGCTTGTCAGAACTTTTCAAACTTTTTTGTTGGATTGTTTCAGAATTCCTTGTGACCAGCTCCAGCTCCAGTGCTGCAGCTCCAGTAATAGCTGCAGTATCTGTGCTGTACTGCTGTTGATTACAGCTTTGATTAGCTGCTCTGCTCCAGTGCTGCCTACCAGCACCCCACAGGGGCAAAGAAAAGAAGAAGGAGAGACCCTTCTCTTAACCCCAGTACGGATGTCACACACCCTAAACAAAACATAGTTAAAGCTTTCCAGTTAACATGTTAGTAATACGCAAGTAAAAGTATTAGAGAGTTTGTATAAAGTATATAAAGAGAGTTGAGTGCTGGACAACAGGAGTTACTGACAAGTTATTGACAAGTTATTTTAAATTTATAGTAGTTATATTAACATAAAGTTGTATATTTGCTTTGGAGGGAAACCTCACGTTCATTGACATTCTGACCTAAACTACTGAGAATCAAGCAGTTACAACACATTATCTAAAGTGTTGCTTTAACTGTGCTTCACGCAGACTGCTGATAATCAATCACTTAACGATTCTGTTATGATTATCTCTCTATCCATATCTATCAAGCGAAGTAGTTAGCACCAAGGTGTTCATAGGTCTTACATAAAGTAAAAATGATTTCAAGGATAAAAGATTGGCATCCCTTAATTGAGGATTCTGTAGAGCGACTGACATCTCTTTAACCATCTGTGGATGGAGTTAATGTGCGAGCCTTGAGAGTGAAATTTACGACACTAATATCGGTATCTGATTGACAGACCAGCGAGAGCAATACTCGTACCGATAACTAACTTTTAAATTTAATTATTATGCAATCAACTATGAGTAAACAACAACTAAGTAACAGAGATGAAATCAAAGTGTTAAACACATTACTATCTAAAGCAGCATGCAATGTAACCATGACAGCTAAGGACAATGTATGGTCGATTAAAGTAAGCACTCCAGAGTTTACAATGACACTTAGATACTGGATGAATGTGTGTCCACTGGACGTACTAAGACACGGAGTTAGAACATGGGGTTTTTCTGTGACTAATGCAAGAGGTAAAAATGTAATGTCAGCATCATCCATGGAACCACAGGTATCGGTTGAGATGGGAAGAATACTCGGAAAATACCAAGAAGCAAAAACCAAAAGCGATGCTGGTAAAGACTGGGCAGAGCTGGAGAAGTTCGCAGGTCTAAGTCTATAGTTAACTGATGAGTCCATATAGGACGAAACGCCGAGAGGCGTCTTAACTTTAAAATTCAACTACAATGAGTAAATCAAAAACAGTAATTAAGTATGTACGTATTGACTGTGCATTAATCAAGACAGCACAAAAGCTTTACGAATTAGAACAAGTAAAAAAGAATGTAATAGCACTAAGCTATTTCGTAACATCTAATCCATTTTAATCATGAGTAACAAGCTTTTCAAAACAATCTCTAAAATAGAGACAGAAGAATATGTACGCACAGAAATCAACAAGTTAGACACGCAGTGTAACTTAGTACTGGAGCATATCGAAGATGAATATTTACAAGACGATGACCAGTGGTCAGAGCTATTTGATGTCATCAATGAGATGCAAGAGAAGATTACAGAATTACAGGAATCAAAACAATGGATATAATTAATCACTTAAATTTAAACACATGGAAAATACCAAAGAATCACAAATCAAACAATTAATGTCTTCAGTTGAACTTACAAACGTAGACTGGCAAGACCAAGTGGATAGCTTAAGTGCTGAAGACGTAGGACTTCTTATGTACAAGCTAATCGAGAAGAACGTAACTCATGATGCTACACAAAGACACATGATGTATGACGTGCTGTCGGCACTGGAGGAGAAAATTCTTTATACTCAAAAGAGTATGCTGGTTTTTCAAAGATTAACTGACGAGACTTAAATAGTCGAAACGCTGTGAAGCGTCTTAATCATTAAAAACTACAATTATGAGTAATTTAAACAAAGAACCAAGAACATGTATTATCACTGGAGCAGGAATGTATGAAGGTTACCTTCTGCACAATGATGAAACCATTAAAGATGAAACCAGCTTAGTAGCTTGGTTGAAAGAGAACTACAAAGAAGCATACACTGACTGCTCTGATGAGTTCATACTGGACGATGCACACGAGCAGGAGCTGTACATATGGACAGAATGGTATGACGAGTATGATGAAGAAGAAGAGAAGAGAGATGCTGCAGCTGACTCGATTACTAACTTCATGTACTTTGCGTATAACTTCCCAACTGGATGGATACAAAAAGCTTTTGGAGAGGGTACGTCACTGGCTAATCATATAGAGGCTAAATGGCAGAACCTCAACAAGAGAAATGGTCATGGTGGAACTGCTAATGTATTTAACCTGTTCATGGAGCTGTCAGAGGGCAATAGAGAGACTTTATGTACATGGGTAGCAGAGAACTATAGCTACAAGGTTTAGCACACGCTGTCAGACTAACTGGAATGGTTGTAAGCAAGGTTCGATTCCTTCTCCAGTATCAATGCAATAATGCAGATATTTAAAACTACAATTATGAGTAACAAAGACAAATTCAATCAAGTATGGGACGATGTAATGACCATCGCAACCGAGGAAGAAATGAGATTAGTATGCAGTATCAACGGAACAAATGTAGAGTCATTAGAGTCTATTATTTATGTGCGTGTAGGCTACAAAACACATGACCAGTGGGTGGAAATGGAAGGAAATGTGATTGCTGGAGTAGATTTCAGTGATAGTATTAACCAATTAAAACAACTATAATATGAAGAAGATTTTAATGTTTGTGATGTGTATGCTTATAGCTACACCCACGTTAACGAGCTGTGGAAGTTCAAAGCGATGTAAGACCTCCAAGATGAAGAAAAAATGGGCAAAGAATAACTACTGGAAGTCCAGTAAAAAACACAAAAAATCAAAATGGGGACGATGAGCATTTGGAATGACGAAACATTCACTTACAAAGTGGATGACATAGAGCTTGATGTATACTATGAGTATGCACACGCTGAACCTCAGACGCATGACTATTGTGGTAGTCCAGCTGAGATAAATATTACAGCTGTCACGCACTGTGGAGTATGCATATGGGACATACTTTCACAAAGTACAATTGATGATATTGAGCAAGCTATAACAGAGAGCAAAGAGTGAAATAAAAAGATCCCTAAACACACCTACCTCACTTCCAAAACGGAGTGGGGTTTTGGTGGTAAAAGGCAATAATGCCATAACTTAAATTTAATACAATGAGCAGTTATCAAGAAACACAAAAAGACAGAGATTTCAACAGAATCACTGAATTAATGGGAGACTATTTAGAGTCTCAAAAGAAAGTAAAATCATTACGTAAAGACTTAAATGAAGTCAGAGCTGCAGTCAAAGGAATACTGGACTGGAGTCAAAGAATAGGTAGTGATGAGATTTACGAGCTAAATCAAATAGTGACTTTTATTAATCGTAGTGCAATCAAAAACAAGTAAGCTATGAAAGATAAAAAACCAAGACAGTATCGTTCAAGACAAGGACGTTCTGATAGAAAATACAGCGACAGCATGATTGCAATATTTGTTGGAATCGTAGGTGTAGTAGTAACATTAATAATTTTAATATTAAAATAAATAGATATGGGATACAGTACAGATTTTAGAGGACAATTAGAGTTCAACAAACCATTAACAAACGACATGGTTGAAACGTATGAGAAGTTTGCTAATCAACGCCACGAGGATGGTTACCAGCCAAACGGAAAGCCATCAATATGGCTGCAGTGGGAGATAACAAAGCAGGACGGCAAATACTACTTAGAATGGGATGGTGGAGAAAAATTCTACGAGTACGTAAAGTGGTTAGAGTACGTAATCAAGTACATCTTTAAAGGATGGGGATTAAAGCTGACTGGAGAGATTGAATGGAGAGGAGAAGAGTGGGGAGACACAGGTACTATTGTTGTAGAGGATAATAATATTACAGTGATGCTACCAGCAGAATAATTACAGAATAGCATGGTGCTTGGGAGGTTCGATTCCTCCCTATTCACGACATAAGTCACATAACTTAAATTAAATAAAATGGCAAACAATTGTTGGAATTACGTAACGTTTAATGGAAACGCTGCTGCATTAAAAAAACTAAGAAACAAGTTCAAGGAGTATGATAAAACCAATTACTTCGTAGAGTTTGGAGACTTCGTACTGGACAAGGGTAAGATTGGAGTTACTCAAGAGGAGCTTGAGAAAAAGTATAAGGATTTTTACTACTACGGAACACGCTGGTGGGACTTTAATCTAAATGACTATCCATGTGATGATGAAGAAACTTTTACTGTTGCTGGAGACAGTGCATGGAGTCCTCCAGTAAGGTTAGTTAAACAAATATGTCAACACTACAGCTTAACAGCTGAGATGGAGTACGAAGAGTGTGGAGAAGATTTTGCTGGGATAGCTAAGTTTGACAAACATGGAATAACAGAGCATCAAGAAATGACTTATCATGAGTACAGATACCATGATGATATCAGTTCTTGGATGGACAACTTGTACTATAATTTCGAGGATGAAACCGACAGAGAGGAGTTAGAACACGCTATGAAAGAACATGATTATGCAGAAGAAAAACACATAAAAGAATTCATAGATATGGTGTTAGAAAGCAATTCTGTTGTTAATTCGTAACAAGCGTTTTTTAGGTATAACGGCGTATCTTTTTGGGTACGCTGTCGTATCTTTTTTAAAAAAAACAGTGCAGTTATGACATATTTATAGTACCTTTACAAACCAAGTATAATTAAAATTTAATCAAATTATGAGCATATTACAAAAACTTTTCGAGTCGTTTGACCCAAGCGACCCTATCACAAGAAACAACGCTATCCACATGGCTATGTGTCAAAATATAATAAACAATGTTGACGACGAAGAAAACACAATTGATGTTGAGCATGAGGAAGTAGAAGATGATTACCCACTGGGAATATAGTTAGCCATTAATCTGAATTGTAGTTGATTCAAACAATCGCCTCCATGTTAACGCATGGGGGTTTTTGTGGTACAAAACATAACGAAAATGGATATAAACAAAGAATACTGGACAACCACCAGCTCTGACCAAGGGAAGGTTGAAACGCCATCTTACTACGATGGTAAAAATAATTACAAAGCTATAGACGTAGTGACCAATTTTGATTTAAATTACAACCTTGGAACTGCGTGTACTTATATCTTGAGAGCATACAAAAAGCACGAGTCTCCGAACGAGGATATTCAGAAAGCAATAGATCACTTAAATTTTGAATTAAACAAACTAAAAAACCAATAGATGAAGAGAGACATATTTGATGTTTATGCTACAGCAATAGCAAAAAAATTTCATATCACATTAGATGATATGTTTACAAAAAACAGAAGACGAGATATTGTGGATGCAAGGCAGCTGCTTTATTATTTATGTATGGAGAGACCAATTAGAGTTTCCTACATAAAAAGATTCATGGAAGAGAACGGACACGCCGTTACACACTCCAACATTCTTTACAGCTACAAGAAAGCTAAAGAGTTGATTGATGGGGATGCTGACTTTCAAAACTTTATAACAGAAGTATTAAAAAAGTAAAATGTATAGTCTAAAAGAAATATTGAACCAAGCATCAGAACAGAGTCAGGCAGTTATAAATGACCAGCCTGTCGGTTTTAATGTTATAAAAAGAGGTGTCAAGATTCAAAAATTTAGTGACCGAATCGAAATACTAAATACTGGTAAGGGTGGTTCGTACTATAAAGAATGTACACCAATAGAATATTCTTATTTCTATGAATATGGTTGGAACGTGGGCTGTGTAAAATTAGGCATATCGAATTGTCTGCACAAGCTGGAGCTTATTGAGGCAAAAATCAAGAATGAAGTGAACACACGGAAAAACGACAAACACATTAAGAACTTAAAAAATAGAAGAGAAGTAGCTTTGAATAAGTATGCAGAGCTGCAGTTAAAATTAAA